TAACCCCCACAACAATATGTCTAACATTATTACCTACATCCTGGAGCACTCTACAGAACTCATTGGGATTGCTACCGCCATTGTAACAGCCGCTAGTGCTATCGCTGCGTTAACACCTACACCCCAAGATGACACTTGGGTTGGCAAGGCGTATCGCGTCGTTGACTGGCTTGCGTTGAACATCGGACGAGCTAAGGACTAACACTTATAGCCGTGAAGCTGTCTCTACTACTCCTAAAACTACTTATATCATTCCCAAAAGTAGCAGAGGCACTTCGCGGTCTTTTAGACAGCTATGAAGAAGAGTTATATCGTCGTAGGCATAGCGACATGCGTGATGTTATTGATGACTGGATGCGCTCCGACTCTTCGTCCGACAAAGCTCCCCTACTTTTTAGAGAAGCTAAACCAACATCAATTCAGTCCCGAAGAGAAAAGAACAATGGGGGAGATACTTCACTACATCAACGACCTAGAGAACGATGCCCAATAAACGAAAAGGATTGTCCCTTAGAAAAGAACACAAGTCCGAAAAAGGAGGACTGACTGAGAAAGGGAGAAAATACTACAACCAAAAGACAGGTAGTAATCTTAAGAGACCGCAACCAAAGGGAGGCCCAAGGAAGCGGTCTTTTTGTGCGCGTATGTCAGGCGTTAAAGGACCGATGAAGGACACTAAAGGTCGCCCCACCAGGAAAGCCTTGGCACTGAGAAGGTGGCAGTGCTGATAATTTTTAACCAATAACAACAACAACAACTAAAATGCCCAAAGTAGGAAAGAAGAAATACCCGTATACCGCCGAAGGAAAGAAAGCCGCAAAGAAAGCAGCCAAACGCTCTGGATTGAAGCTTAAGAAGACCAAGGGTGGTTGAAAGTAGTGTTGTTATTTAATTCAAGTTCTGAATCCCACAATGGCTAAGATTTGCCCCAAAGGAATCTCATGGGCTAAACGCACGTTCGACAAGTATCCGAGTGCTTATGCTAACATGGCGGCATCAAAGTATTGCAAAGACCCGAACTACGGGAAAGGCAAGAAGAAGAAGTCGAAGTTAACAATTAAAAAGAACAAGAACCGTGGGTGAGTTAGCTAAATGGAGAAACCAGAATTGGGTCCGTATTGGAACCGATGGAAAGATCAAAGGCGAATGCGGAACCTCAAAGAACAAAAAGAACCCAGACCGATGTCTTCCATTATCGAAAGCGAGATCCCTAAGCATCCCCCAACGTGCGGCGACTGCGAAGAAGAAGAAACGTGCTGGCGCGAAAGGGAAGCAATTTGTTGCGAACACCCCGAGTGCCCGTGTGAAACGGAAGAAGCAGAGCTAGGGGACATCGTTCAAATATACTTTTTAGACCACGCGCAAGACAGCGAGGATGGTCCAATTTTATGCACCGTCTATGGTTGTGTTATCGACCAAGGCGATTATTACATCACAGTCGCTTCGTGGCAAACCCACATAGCTGATTTTGAAGATACAACTTTCACCATTGTTACAAGCTGCATTACTAGCTTGGTGGTGTTAAAACAACAACCGTCATCATAACGATAGACTCCGTAACGAGGCCGAAGATGAGACCCACCGAGGTGGACAATCAATAACTCTGAACCCGACCACTGGATACATCTGATTGAGGACACCCTTAAACCAAAAACAAAAATAGAAACCATATATTATGGCTAACGGAAATACTACTGCGTCCCGCTTGGGACAAATCAACGCTTCTGGCGATGTCGATGCGTTGTTCTTGAAGGTGTTCTCAGGAGAAATCCTGACCACCTTTGAAGAGATGAATGTTATGAAGGGTCTTCACACGATCCGCACCATCTCTAACGGAAAGTCTGCTCAGTTCCCTGTAACTGGAATTGCGACTGCTAAATACCACACGGCTGGAGAAAACATTGCTGACGCTGGAAACAGCTATCTCAGTTCTGTTAAGCACGCTGAGAAGGTCATCACGATTGATGATGTTCTCCTTGCTTCCACCTTCATCTCTAACATTGATGAGCTTAAGAACCACTACGATGTCCGTAGCATTTACGCTAAGGAACTCGGAAAGGCTCTTGCCAAGCGTTTCGATGTTGCGACCATGAAGACTCTCGTTGCTGCTGCTCGTTCTGCTACCACCATTACTGGAGGCAAAGCTGGCATCGCTATCGACGGAGGTGAGGCGGCTGACTTTACTGCTGCTGTCATCCAAGAGAAGCTCTTTGAAGCTGCTCAGAAGTTGGATGAGAACGACATCCCGAACGATGGACAGCGTTACGCTATCTTGAAGCCTGGTGATTACTACAAGCTTCTCCAGTCTGGCGAAGAGGTAATCAACCGTGACTTCGGTGGTCGTGGTGACGTTGCTACTGGATCGCTTCCAATGGTTGCTGGTCTTCGCATCTTCAAGTCCAACCACCTCTCTGACGTTGCTGTCGCCGAGGCTTCACAGGATCAGGATGACGATAGCTCCAACAACGATGTCTTCGGAGGCAGCGGAACCGGATACAACGGTGACCTCTCCAAGACCTTCATCATTGGTGGACACCCGTCTTCTGTCGGAACCGTCAAGCTGCTTGACCTCGCTACCGAGAGCGATTACAAACTTGAGCTTCAAGGAACCCTGTTCGTTGCTAAGTATGCAATGGGCCACGGTGTTCTTCGCCCAGAGGCTGCGTTTGAAATCAAGGACGCTGACTAATACCACACCAAGGTTTTCATCCCTGTCCCCTTCGGGGGATGGGGGTGTTACCTTCCCTTTCCTTCTTCTTTTATAATAACAACAACTATGGCTACCCTGACTTCTGAACTTAATGCGGTTAACACCATGCTGGGATACATCGCGGAATCTCCTGTTAACTCCATTGCAGACACAACTGCCCTGCCACCGTCAGCGGCATTAGCTAAAGGTATTCTTGATGAAGTCTCTCGCGAGGTTCAACAAGAAGGGTGGCATTTCAACACAGCTAAGGACTACAAACTAACGGCCAACTCATCTAACGAGATTGTGTTACCGGATAATGTCCTTCAAGTAGACTCTGTTGATAACCAACACGATGTAGTCCAACGGGGAACCAAGCTGTTCAACCGTAAGGATTACACAACGACTTTCACCATTGATGAGATCAAGGTAGACATTACCTTCCTTTTAGAATTCATCGAGCTTCCCGAACAGGCTCGCCGTTACATAACACTCAAGGCATCCCGTATGTTCTCCAACAGGATTGTTGGTTCGCGGGAGATTGAAGCACTTATCTATCGGGACGAGATCATGGCTAAATCAGCTATGGAAGAAGCCGAAGGAACCAACTCAGACCGCACCATCTTTGACAACTACGACACCGCAGGACGCATCGGTATTAACCGGAGAACTGACCTTGCGTAATCACTAACATGGCTAACATCACCACATCCGTCCCTAACTTGATTCAAGGAGTAAGCCAACAGTCTCCTCGGGTCAGGATTCCTGGTCAATGCGAGGATCAGCTTAATGCTCTTCCTACGGTCACCAAGGGACTCACCAAGCGTCCACCTGCGCGGCTTATCCAAAAGCTTACCGATGCGAACGTCTTCAACAAAGGAGACATGATTCACTTCATCGAACGCAGTGCGACCGAACGGTATGTGGTTGTTATTGAACACAGAAGCCAGAGCGACCGACAAGGTGTTCTTAGGGCGTTCAATGTGGACACAGGAGCGGAGGCAACGATTGAGGGTGTTACTGGTGGTTATAACATCAATAACAATTACCTTGCGATACCCACCGCTTCAGACTCCCACAAGCTCCTCAAAGCTCGCACCCTTGGAGACAGCACGTTCATCCTTAACACCACCAAGACTGTCGCCAAAGGTACGGAGAAGTCCCCCGCTCTCGACAAGTCACGCGCTTTGGTGTTCATCAAGCAAGGTGACTTCGGTAAGAAGTATGGTCTTAAGTTTCGTGACACGGGAAGTTTCAGTGGATCAGGGGCGACCTTCAATTTGACATGGAGGATTCACCATTTCAAAGATGCTGAGAGAGTGTCATACCGCTTGGACTCTATTTCGGTCGCTACAGGGGGATCAGGTTATGCCGACAATGACTCTCCCACCTTAGAATTCGCCAACGTAAACTGGCATGTCAGACCTGAGATTGTTACAACTATTGTAGGCGGTGTTGTCACGAAGGTTGATTTAGTTAACCCAGGAGCTACGCAATACGGATTATTCAATCGCTCCTTTCCGGCTACTGCATCATCTTCCGCTCCTTTTGAGGAAGTCTCTATAACAACTCAACTATCTGCGGGTGACCTTAAAGAAGAAATAGCCGATTCCACAACAATAGCCAACGAGCTTCACCGTGCGCTTACGGGTCTAAGTCCGACGAACATTGGCGGAGACGTTTACGCGCGCTCCTCACAACAAGCAACATCCAGTTTTACAGCAAAATACACCAGCATCCTCAAGGACGGCTCAATCATCATCCAAAGAAATGACGGAAGGGACTTTCATGTTGAAGCCTTCGACGGTCTCAACGGATCTGGATTAGGATTAGTCCACAAAGAAGTTGATGCTCTCAGTGACCTTCCGGTGCGCTCACCTGATGGCTTCCGTATCGCAGTCAGGGGTGACTCTGATGCTAACGAGGATGACTACTACCTTAGATTTGAGGCTAACGATGGGCTAGCCTTTGGAGAGGGTGGATGGGTTGAAGACGTAGGCCCAGACCTTGAAGTTGCCTTTGACGTTAACACCCTTCCTTTACAGTTAGTCAACACTGCTCCCAACACTTTCACACTCAGCACTACCTCATGGGGAAGACGAGAAGCTGGCGACGATGAGACCAACCCGTTCCCTTCCTTTGTCGGAAAGACGATCAACAACATGGTCTTCTTCAAGAACCGCTTTGGGTTCATCTTCCAGGATATTATCGTGCTGTCTGAGGCTGCTGAACTATTCAACTTCTTTAGGACCACCGTAAGGACGCTTCTGGATACCGCTCCGATTGATATAACATCTGCCACCGCTAACGTGACTGACCTCCGCAGCAGTATTGCATTCCAAGAGAATTTGTTATTGTTTGGTAACCGTGGTCAGTTCGTCTTGAAGGGCGACCCGTTGACCAACGACACGGTAACACTCAATGCCATCACGAACTACAACTCGGACACCACCTCGGACCCGCTTGCAGTAGGATCGTATGTTTACTTTCCGTATGAGCGTGGAGAGTTCCTGGGAGTCCAAGAGTATAGCCTTAACGCCACCACGGATGTCTATGACTCCGATGAGATCACCACACAGATCCCGGCGTATATTCCTAAAGGGGATGTGTTATTTTCTGCGGGGACATCCTCAGAGGAACTCTTGGCGTTCGCCTCTGGAGGCAAGGACATCTACCTTTACAAATACTTCTTTAATGGACGAGAGAAAGTCCTGAGTTCATGGGGCAAGCTAACGATGCCATTTGATGTCATTGGGATGCACTTCATGAAGAGTTCGTTGTTCTGTGTAGGCGACAAGACCGGACAGTCAGTGATCTCTGAGATTAAGTTTGAAGAGCTACGCTTGGAGAGTGACACCACAGGAGGCTTTACGATTCACCTTGATCTCCTCAAGAAGCACACCTTCACGCAGAGTGTTGTTACTGACGCAGTGAACATCACCATTGACCTCGGGTTCGTCCCAGAGAGTGGAGATGTAGTTGAGGTGTATGACTTGGATGGAAGGAAACTGAACATTGTTTCAATTAACAACAACACCGCCACCATCCAGGGCTTCTACAAGACATGCTTCTCTGGTCTTAAATACAACATGGAATGCACCTTGAGTGAGCCTGTGTTCAAGCAAGGAAACCCTCCGACATCCTCGGGCCTCGCGCGGTTGATCCTTCGGAATGGCACGTTGTTCTTTTCGGATGCTTCATCGTTCCAACTTGAGGTAACACCACGCGCCCGTGACAAGAGAGTTTATTCGTATAGTCCCTTAAACATCAACGTAGATGCGCTGGGGTCAAGAGCTTCCGAGGAAGGTAAGTTTAGGTTTTCCATCTATACAGCAGCACCTGAGTCTGTTATTAAGATTGTAAACTCAAGTGCCTTTACCGCCAACTTCCAGTCCTGTGAATACGAAGCCAACGTCCACACCCGTTCAACTAGAATATAAAAACGTCTACATCCGTTCTGCACTGCCAAGTGACATCGAGGACGTAGGCGATAACATGCGGGAGATAGACAAGCTGGAGTGTTTGTTAAGCTCGGGGACTCGCCCTAGAGACGCTATACGACACGGACTTGAGACTGATTTCCATACATGGTCTATCTGCTCCAACAAAACCAAGAAGCCTTTGGCTTGCTTCGGGGTTGGCCCGTTGATGCCTAATGACACCAATTACATCTGGTTGCTTTGCACGGATGACTTGATCAAAGAATCAGGGAAGGAGTTCGCCAAAGCCAGCAAAGCGTGGGTTAAGTTTATTGTTAACCACTACCAACTTCCTTGTGTCAACGAGGTACACACCGAGAACACCCTAGCGTTACGCTGGTTGAAATGGTGTGGTGCTACTGTTGAAGAGCCAAAAGAAAACGATTTCTCCTTATTTATTATACACCCCAACGAATAACATCCCTTTATGTGTGAACCTATCTCTATCGGAATAGCGACCGCTGTAACATCATATGCTGGTCAACAAGCTGCTGCTAATGCCCAAGAAAAAGCTCAAGAACGAGCCTCTGCTGCTGAACAGATTAGAGCAGGACGAGCTAATACATCCATAAGAATCCGAGAGGCACAGGAGAATATTGCAAGATCGCAACGTAAAGAATCTGCTCAACTCCAAACCACGGAGGCTAAAGCACGAGCGCGTCTTGTTGCCTTAACCGAAGCAGGAGTTTCTGGGATGTCTCTTGACAGGGTAACAGATAAACTCTCTGCCAAAGAAGCTAGATACCGTTTATCCGAGGACCGCCAGAAGGACTTCCAGACACAACAGTCGGCATTCTCATTGGAGGAAGGCGCACTGCGCTCTCGCATGAACCAACTTAGAATCAATCAACCAATCAAGCAAGCGAGTCTCTTGGAGTCGGGCTTGGCGGGAATAAAAGCTGGGATGTCTGTACAACAAACAAACGCCTAAACATTCACAATGACACAAGAAGAACTTAAGGAAGCTATAGAGCAAAGTCGAAGAGAGCGGGTCGATGTTAATATCGGAGAGGTATCGCTTCGCCCAACAGCACAACCTGGAGGACAATACAATGTCCAAGTAGAGACTACACCAAAGCAGAACGCTTTGACCGATTTTGCAAACGCATTGCGTCAGTTTCCTCAAATCTACGGTCAATATGCTAACATCCAAAAAGAAGCAGGTAAAAAGGAGATTGATGAACTTTCACCGGAGGAGTTAGAGGACCGTGCTGTTAACGGAGATCAGGACGCAAAAGAAACTGTTCTCAATCGTTTTAAACTCCGAGGCATTAACGAAGCTCTCTTCAATGCTAGATACGAGACCAAGATCTTCCCAAGGATGGCAGCGCAGGAGCAGGAGTTTAAAGACATGCGACCAGACGCAGTTGAACAATTCTTTCAAGATGAAAACGGGAATCCAATCGAAGATGAAACAGAAATCATTGAGAACCTCAGACTTAAGTATGCGAGTCTTATACCTGATGACGTAAGGAACAACCCCAACCAGAAGGTGATGTATAACAAACTCCTTCGACAGTTGAATGGGGTCGCGACTAAATCCTATGCGGTGTTGGAACAGAAACGACAGAAGTTTTTGGACGAGAGTGTTTACGCTGGTGTTAACCAGAATGCAAACACCTTTAACATGGGTCTCCCTCAAACCGCTGACGAAGGCAACTCAGAGATCGTCGATCCCGCTGGAGTTAATATTGTTAGTCGCACTGGCACTATGCTTCCCGAGATACAGTATCAGAACGAGGAAGAAGCCGTAAAGGAACCAACAACAATTCTAGGTCAAATCAGTGTCTATTCTCCCCAAAAACCAGGAAGTAAAATTGGTAAAATGGAAGGTGGTTACAAGGCCGCCAGACCTGGTGCTGACGGTGAAAACATCGTTAGAACTCTAGAAGACTTCCGAAAGAACCCCGATACAACGGTAGTGACCGTGGCGGGAAACCCTGAGTATTATGGTCAGAGGTATGTTGTAGACAGTCTTACTTATCAGAACGCAAAAGGGGAACAACACACGCTGACCAACGTCCCTGTCATGGTTCATGATACTGGTGGACGTTTTAAGACTACACCGGAAGGACGCTTTGATATTCCCGCAGACCGTGACTTAGGAAACAAGAGCATGGCAGTTAACCACGGACTTCTTGAAGGGATGCGATTCATTCGTGATAAAGCAAGTGAAAGCGGAGCGAAGGTTAAAGTTAAGAAAACCGCAAAAGAGGCAACCCAACAACGTATCGCAGACATTGGATTTAAGCAATCTACGCTGGTCAACGGGGTCATTGATGAGATGAACAAAACCTACTTCAGGGGACTTGAACAAATGAACCGTGGCTCACAGGTCACACAAACCCAGCTACGCAATAGCGTCGAGGAGAACTTCCAAGAGAAACTTTTGGACGAGATCAGACAAGGGAACCATGTCCAAGTTCAAGCGTTTGTTGACGCAGCTAGTGGCATCGACCCTGATGGGAAAAAGATGGAGCCTTTGAAATTTCAAGGGGAACCTATCTCTCCGCGTATGTTAACTACCTTGAGTAGAGCTATTGAAGCACAAGAGGACAAACTTAACAGAGAGGGTCCAGAGCGCACCGAAAAGGAGAAAGCAGCGTTGAAGAACGTTCGCATTGCTTTGAACAAGATCGCCAAGGATTCTCCTGATGTCTCCCTAGAGGAAACCAATGAGAAAAGAGAACAACTTGTGTTGAAGTTTCAAAAAGAAGTAATTGATAAAGGATACAGTCAAGATGTTCTTGATGACTTCAGAACAGATGTAGGAAACTTTCAATCAATGCTCCCCTTGATCGGAGCAGGTAAAAATTGGAATGGGGTGTATGAGTCCCAAGCGTTTATTGATGACCTTGACAAACAACTAGACCCAGGTGACAAATTCATAACAAGACTCAGCGGACCGGAAGAGTTACTGCGTGTAGGAGAGGTAGCGGATGTAGACTTAAGTGAGATACAGCTAGAACCCGATGCTCTTGCATCACTCAGCCCAGCTAAACGAACGCAGTGGAGCAACCTTACAAACATGATGACCGGAACCGCTGCAACCTCTGCTGTAGGTGAAACCAGTAGCGAGATGGCAGGGTTATTTCAAGAAGCAGGGGAAAAAGACATAAACGCAAACCCGTTAGTCCCTGATCAAGATGAGGACGGGAACCGCATCGAAGATGACGACGGCAATCCGAAGATGATACGCGCGAGGGAGTTATACCCTAAACTGTTGCGTAAGCATATGACCAACGCTCTGATAAGAGAAGTCAACGACACAACGAAACTTAAGGCGATGATTGATGAAGCGAGGCGCATTAAAGGTCGTGAAGTTGAGGCTCCGAAAGATCCGATGGCTAGTGCAATTCTTGAAGAAGAATTAGGGGCTTCTGATTTCTTGGATGAAGATGGTAAAACAACAAACCTATCCGACTACAAAAAACTATTAGGACCGTCTCTTGATATAAGAAAAAGGAATCATTTGAATAGATGGACCGCGACAGCATCAAACCCTGAGTCACTTGCGTTGATGGAGGATAAGACTCCAAGAGCAAAGATAGATTCAGATTTGGAAAGTATGGTTGATATTGTTTCCTATAGTTATTTAGGAAGAATAGGTGCTTCTATTAACAGTAAGAATAAAAAACCAACTGAAAGGAAGAAAATCCGCGCGGATCTAGAAAACCAACTCAAATACACAGGCATTCCAATGGACGTTCACGAGAAAAATCTATTGGTGAAATACTCCAGCAGTTCCCCAACAACCTACGGTAGTCGAGGTGGCGTATACCGTCCCCCCAGCGTTTACTCTACCTATGATCTTAATAGAGAGGATCTCTACTCTCAACCTAAGACTGCTAAAACACACGTTTACAACTATCAAGCAATAAGGGACACTAGAGAGGTCTCTCGCTCAGTTTCTGTCTCGAGACAGGTCAAAAACACCTTCAGGACGCCTGGGAACTACGAAAAGCTTACGATCCTTTATAACATCCACTTCAAAGGCCAAGAAGAGAGCTATCCAATAGAGACCTTCTTTGCTGACCAAATCGCACTTGGAAAACAACTTAAATTTAACCCTTCAAAATAAAATAACATGAGTCTTTTTCGACCTAGCATACTCAATGGTAACCCACTTACCTCCTCAAGCGTATTTGGAGGTGAATCCAGTCCCTTCGCTGCAAACGAACCTGATGTATTTGGTAAAAGAGAATACACGGATTCCGACTACGATCACCTTGGATTCGACGAGGATGAACAAGAGGATGACTCCGGCTTTGTAGACACCGTTACTGACATTGGTAAAGGAATAGCGTATGGTGTTGGGGAAGGAGCGCGGTCAATGATGGGGTTGTTTGACATTATCAGTTTTGATCTTATACCTGATGACTGGCACGATGACCCTTACTTTGAAGACCTTAAACCACAAGGAACCGCTGGAAACATCGCATCTGGACTCGCTCAGTTCACAACTGGTTTTATTCCAGGGCTAGGTGTTGCTAGTCTTCTTGGTAAAGCCACTAAAGCCGGAAAGATTTTAAACATAGGTGAAAAGACCGCGAAGTTTACCAAAGAGGTAACGGCTAGTGCTGTAGCTGACTTCGCAGCTTTTGAGGGACACACACAACGTCTCAGTAACATCCTTGCGGATGATGTAGGTCTTTCCAACGTGGTAACTGAATACCTTAAAGCTGACGAGGATGACAGTGAGTTAGAGGGACGCTTGAAGAACGCGATAGAAGGCGCGGCCGTTGGGGGAGCTTTCAGCAGTGTTCTAGCCGGTATTAAACACCTTAAGGCACTCAGTAAAGGGGACGCAGAGAAAGTTGCCCAAACTCAAAAAGAAGTAGACCTAGCGAACATTAACGATGGCAACGCAACCGAACAAGGGATTAAGGACTTAGATGACATTAAAACGAAGGTCGAAGACAGTGACCCTGAAGATTTAGCTGACACATCCCCACAGAAACCCGTTGCTGCTCCAGATGTAGACTTGAAAGCCCCCAAAGGAAAAGGGAAACCTGACGTATCAAAACTTCAAGCACCCATCAGCGGTCCACAAGCAATCTACCAGAACACAAAAATTGTTAACCGTCTCAGTGAGGTGGACTCCTTGGATGAGCTAGAGGATGTTATGGATGAGCTTATTCCTGATCTCATGGCAAAGGAGTCAAGGACAGTCCAAGAGATGGCTGCTCAGATGATCCAACTGGATGAGCTTAGAGGTTTTGATTCTTCATCTATTGCCGATGCAGTCCGTAAAGGTGCGCTCCAAACAGACAAAGATGTTGAACTGATCACTGAGCTAGCGTTACGCCAGCAAGTAGCCTTCTCTGGTTCACGCCTATCGTTTGACCGTCAGATTGCTTTGGCAAAGCAGATTGAAGAAGTCACAGCACAAGCCGCACGTTCAAGCGACGAAGCCACAGGAGGGCAACTTGACGAGCTATACCTATTGTTGGAAGCTGAACAGAAGCGGTTTTCATTCTTTACGTTGAAACAAGCCACCATCGGAACAGGAGTATCCGACATCTTCAGAGCAAGACAAGCAGGGAACGTAGGAGACATCCAAGACATCGTAGGTAAACAACGCCTCGAAAGACGCGCCGAAGAGATGTATGGTGAAGTAAACGCCGCTTATCTTGCAGACGCTGAAGACATAGGTCTTGATGCCTTGAATGAGGTCAGGACTAGAAGAATTGATGAAACACCGGAAGCTGACTTAAACGAGGACATTCTGAAGCAAAGGCAAAACGAACTTGCTCGTCTGGAGAAGCAACTGGAAAGTAAAAGAAGACGCTCAGAGAAGTTATCCGATACTGACCCAGAGGAAATCAAAGGGACACCGGAAGACCCTGGGGCAACCAAAAAGGAGTCAGAGGTTGTTGATAAAATTAACAACGACATCCGAGTGGTTAAGGAGCAAATCCAACACCACAACAATGTATTTAAAGAGGAGCGGAAGATAATTAAACTCAGAGAAGAGGAACACTATATCGACACGATGAGTGATACCGAGTATGCTGAACGTGTTGCCCAGAGAAAAGCATCCGTTGCGAAACTTAAAAAGATTAAAGAGGAGCTAGACCCAGGTAAAGCAAACTCAACTGTCAAGCAGTTACAAGATCTTATTAATCAGAAAGGAACAAAGAAACTTAACCGCGCTGCTGCCGCTAAGAAACTTACGGAACTTCGTAAAAAGCTAGGTGACCTACGACAATCTTTACTTGAAGGTGACCTTGGGCCTAAAGGAAAGGGAAAGTTAACACCAAAAACGATCAAGCAAGACCCCGAACTGAAAGAGATCTATGAAAAGATCCAGTCAGCCCAAAGGATGCTTAAAGAAGAAAGATCTATTCCTAAAGTATTGGAGGAACTTAAAGCTCTTGGTAGGATGTCAGACGCTGAGTTTGAAGTAACACAAATCATCAACAAAGCTAACATCACAAGGAAAGGTAAAGGCGACCAAAGCGCATTGAAGAAGCTCCAAGAACTAAAAGCTCGTTACACGAAAGCTCGTTCCGCTTCCATTGAGGAATCCGGTAAGGCTCTTAGGTCGAAAAAGGCTTATGCATCTTGGAAGGAATCAAGACCTGGAGATATTCAAAAAGGCATGAAGGACTACGTTGATCGTATTCTTTTCGCTGCTGACCAAGAGACTCCGCTAACCGCTTTCCAGAATGGCGATAAGCTCGCTAAAATGAGTAAGTTAAGAAAGTTTGCTAACCTCGGTTCACGGTGGTTCCAACGTAACCTAATTTCTGGTGCATCCACATTAACACTAAACGTAGGAATACCTCAGACAATGCGAGCTTTGATGCGCTTTGAGCAGACCATAGGAGCAGGGATCAGGACAGCAATGGGTGACAAGGAAGCACAAGCCGTTCTCGCTTCTAGTTTAACTCCGCATTCTAAGCTTAAAGATGTAGCTTTAGGATTCAGAGCAGGAGCGAAATCAGCCCGAACCAAATCCGATGTTGTTACTGGAGGGGATGTTGCTTACGGAGAAAACATGGCCGGCGCACCGATGAATGCAACTGATCCAAGAATCTGGGGTGTTGACGAAAAGACTCTAGGCGGAAAGATATTTAAATGGATCGACACTTTCTTTAATTGGCCTTTCGCTGCGAACGCTGGAGGTGACGGGCTTAATAAATCTATCTCAGCCACAGCACGGATGCGAAATGAATTGGATGTGCATGTCAGAAATAGTAAGGAATGGGCTAATCAATCTCCCGCAGCGCAAGAGTTATGGAAGGAAGAGATGTTACAAAAAGCCATCGACAAAGACGGAGCTTTATACAGTGAAAGCCGCATCTACACTCAACTAGCAAAGAATGCCCGAGACAACGTAACAGACATGCGGATGAACCCAGCGGCGGTTGATCAAGAGTATGAGCGTCTTATTGGTGAGTCTAAGGACAAATTCATTCAAGATCAAAACGTCTTGGATATGATTGGACGAACCAAGGAGTATGCCCAAGAAGTAACCGCGACTGCTCCCATTGAAAGTGATATTATTCGGATGATTAACAAAAAGAGAGCAGACTACCCGCCCCTTACCTTGTTGCTTCCGTTCGTCAACACACCTACCAACATCTTGAAGTTTGGTCTTCAACGGACACCGTTTGGTGCGATGGCTGAGTTAGTCCCACGTTTAACTGGGCGAGCAGCAGAAAGACGCGCAGCGGTAGCGCAGATGAGTCCAATACAACGCGCCGAGTTTACAGGACGCATGGCGACAGCATCCGCAGGGGGAACAGCTTTGCTTTACTTCGCGTATCTTAATAAAGACAAGATCACTGGAAGCGGTCCACGTAATCCAGAAGAACGAAAGGCATTGGAAGCAACAGGGTGGCGACCTAACTCGTTCAACCTTGGAACTCTCGATAACCCTACTTATGTTAGCTACCAGCGTCTTGACCCTTGGGCAACCATGATTGGCATTGCGGCTGACGTAGCATCGTTTAGCTCAATGAACCCAGACCTTGAAGGTGGATCAATGGAAGCAGCAGGGGCCTTATTGTTTTCCATCTCCGAAGGAATCACCGATAAGTCTTTCCTGAGAGGTCTTAACAACACGATCAACATGGTTCAACAACCGGAGGTTTACTTTGGAAAAGGAGTGCGCGATGTAGTCAGTGGTTTAACTGTTCCTCAGTCTCTAGCACAATTCAAAGACTTTGGAGAAACGAATTCATTGATACGCGAATCCCGAACAGTCGTTGACGCAGTTCTTCGTAAGGTTCCTATTGCTCAAGAAAACATCCCACCTAAGAGAACATTCCTTGGTGAACCTGTTTACAAACAGAACCCACTTGGTGTGCTTGGAATCTTCAATCCTATTTATGTTTCCAGCAAGAAGAACGACAGCGTAGACAAAGCAGTCCTAGAGCTAGTTCACGGGTTTGATATGCCATCCACTTACTACTTCAATCACAAGGACACAGACATGCGTAACTTCTACAACGAAGAAGGAAGACAAGCCTACGACCGTTTACTTGAGTTAAGTGCTGAAACAACGATTGGTGGTAAGACTTTAAGAGAATCTTTAAAAGGTCTCGTAAACTCACGACAGTTCAAGGCTTACAGCAAGGCAGTCCAGGAAACCGGAGGCGAAAGCGAACTTATGTCTAAAGACCCGCGCATCAAGTTGATGGGCCAAGTCATTAGTAAATACCGTCTAAAAGCAAAAAATCTCGTTATCCGTGAATTTCCTGATCTTCTGGACACCTTGAACAACGTGAAGAAGCAACAGAACCAACTCAACCAACAAGCAGTAGACGCATTTAATAACCCAATCCCATCCCTCTAAAAAATTATGGCTTTAACAACAACAACCGCCCTGTCATATTATCAACAAGAAAGTGCCACTATATCTGAGTGGACTAACCCTATTAACTTCTCCTTGGACGCGCTTAGTGCTGACGATATTGAAGTATGTGCGATAGCCTCAACAGGTCCATCTGGATTCCAAAGGACTGCTCTTGTAAAAGGAGTTGACTACACCTTGGACTTCGCCGCAAAGACAGTGACTTGCACTTCAACAAACTGGACTGATCTCGACGCGATCCAAGACGCGACAGGTAGCGGGGGAACTTCATATCCACCTGACCAGATACGAGTCTTTAGATCCACTGGAGTAGGGTCACTTGTGACTTACACGGACGGTGCTGTGTTGAATGCTTCCGATCTCAATCTCTCCTATAAGCAGTCCTTGTTTGCGACTCAAGAAATGAACGAAGACGCTGGGTTCACTAGAGGAGGAGTCCAGAGTGTTACAGAAGGGACTTTGGGTAATTTATCAGTGTCATCTGCAAAGATCCAAGACAACGCCGTGAGTGCCTCAAAGATTGCCAACAATGCGGTAGCAACAGCAAATATACAAGAGGATGCTGTAACTGATCATTCACTAGCAACCGGATCTGTTTTAGCGGATCAAATCGCAACCAATGCGGTTAGCGTTAACAAGCTGGCCGATAACGCAGTAGAGACGGTTAAGATAAAGAACGAAGCGGTAACATACGATAAAGTCAAGTCTGCTAGTAAAGCCCAAATGGAAGGACAAAGTGCCGC